CGACTTCTCAACCATTAATGTTACAGCTACAGACAAACAAGGTAATGAGGTTACGTTTAAAATGTTTGTAGATAGTACAGATAAACTAGAATATTCTAATGAAGTAGAAGTAGAATGAACGCAGTATACGATTCACTAACTGAAACAGCAACTTAATCAAACTAGGAGAAGATAAATGAAAGTTATGGTAACTGAAGTTGAGAATGAAGGTCTTGAGGCTCTGATGGGTCAGCGTGTTACACTATTCTGTGGTGTTTATATTTACACCGGAAAGATGGTAGGTGTGAATAACACTTGCGTGAAGTTGGAAGACGCTGGTATTGTTTACGAAACTGGTCCTTTTAATGAAAGTAATTGGAAGGACTGTCAGAAGCTACCTAACGATTGGTATGTCTCTACTCAGAATATTGAATCGTTTGGTGTGTTGAAGTAGTCTTGTTATAGCTAAAGAAAAGAGAGGAGACGTTGTTAGATACTCTCCTCTCTTTTCTTTTTACCTCTAAAGAAGGATCATAACAATGATGTTCCAAACAAAGAGAATAAAGTCTAGGTCTAAGCCTTGGTCTAGGTCTAAGCCTTGGTCTAGGTCTGGGTCTTGGTCTAGGTCTGGGTCTTGGTCTAGGTCTGGGTCTTGGTCTAGGTCTGGGTCTTGGTCTTGGTCTAGGTCTGGGTCTAGGTCTAGGTCTAGGTCTAGGTCTAGGTCTGGGTCTAGGTCTAATACTGCTTAAATTAAACAAGAGAGAAATGAAAATGGAAAACCTTCTTAACACTACTGATCGTGAAATCTTTTTCAACGTCTCTACTCAACCTGTGTACGGTTTACATAGTGGAGATAAAGCACCCAATAAAAAGATGCTTATGCGTACAAATGGTTATAATAATGATAGAACTTATCTTGATGTTGTTAATGATAAGTATCGTGTAGTAGAGAACAAAGAAATTCTTGAGCCACTACAGGATGTTGTTAATGATAAGTATCGTGTAGTAGAGAACAAAGAAATTCTTGAGCCACTACAGACTGAGATGATTAACTTCTTTGATGCTCTTGTTCTGGAAGATGTACAGATTAAAGATACCATCGCTGCTAATGGTCTACAATGCTATGCAGAGTATATCTTTCCTTCTATTAAGTCAGAGATTGAGACATCATCAGGACATAAGACTAATCTTGGTCTACGTTTTGTAATGAAGAACAGCTTTGATGGTAAGGGTAGCGTTACCTTCTGGTCAGGTGTTATCGACTTCTTCTGTACTAATGGTATGGTAAATGGGGTATACGATGTTACTCGTAAGCGTCACAGTAATAAATTTTCTACTGATGACTTTAAGCAAGCATTTGCATACTCAATGGAGCGTCATCAAGAATCTGTAAAGATGTATCAGAGGTATGCTGACACTAAGGTAGGATCGTCATGGAAGGTGCAGCAGTTGTTTGATAAGCTTACCAAGACCAAGCGTGAAGAAAAGAAACGTGATGGTGGTCTAGCTGATCGTCTGTTCTCTCAGTGGATGGATGAAGTTAGGGAACGCGGAGACAATCTCTTCTCTGTACAGTCAGCTATGACCCACTATGCGTCTCACGACAACGATGGTCGGTTTGATTTGACAAAGGCTGGAGATGGTGGTACGCTGTACAAACGTAGTGAACAAGTCACCAAATGGCTTTCTTCTCCTACGTGGAAAGACTTTGTGGAGCATGTCACTGCGTAACTTTTAACCCTTTATAGGAGAGTTTCTCATGCGCTATAAATATAAAACTCACTCAGATATTCCACCATATATGGAAGACTATTTACTTTCTCTTATTGGTTGTGAATCTTTAGAAGACGTAGATGTTGAAGATATAAATAATTTTCTTAATGGTCACGTCGAATGGGTGAGGCAAGGCGAAATGTATGAGGCTGATGAAGATTACCAAGACATTTCAAATGATAGCGTAACAATCCATTAAAGATAGAAAGGAGGGGTGGTAGAACAAACGGTCATACTTCAATGTTCTACCGCCCCTTAATTATGAGGATATAAAAATGAAACATCTTGCAATGCTTTTGCTTGGTTTTATTGTAGCTTTTATCATTAGTATTTTCTTTACACTAACAGTTTTTGCTCAAAATCTAGAAGAAGAAGTAAGCTGTCTTTCTGAAGCTCTCTACTTTGAAGCACGATCAGAAAGCTTTATTGCACAGATTGCTGTAGGTAATGTTATTTACAATCGTGTTAAATCTTCTAAGTTCCCTAACACATTTTGTGGTGTAGTACATCAGGCTAATAAAACAAAAAGTGGTAAAATAATTAAACACAGATGTCAATTTTCTTACTACTGTGATGGTAAAGAAGAGACGTTTTATAATGGATTAGCTTATGAAAAAGCTGTAGAAATAGCTTACTTAGTTCTTGAAGATGTTAGTATAGAGTTTCTTGGTGAAGCATTATATTATCATGCAATTTACGTTAATCCTTCTTGGGCTAAACATAAAAAGTATCTAGGTAGAGCAGGACTTCATAAGTTTTATAAGTAAGTTATATAATGAATATTGATAAACACTTTAAACATCTTATTAGTGTAGCTGAAAGTATTGAAGAACCTGTAAGATGTTTTAGATTAGCTGCTGGTATAATTCATAAAAATATGTTAGTAAGTACGGGAATAAATAGTTATAAGACTGATCCTTTCCAAGCTAGATTTGGTAGCACAATACATGCCATACATCTACATGCAGAGGTTTCAGCTATTAAGAGTGCATTACGTAAACTATCTGTGGATGACTTACAGAAAGCAACTTTAGTAGTTGTAAGGGTTAAGAAAAAGGATCATAATAAAATATACAAAGCAACTATGGCTAAACCTTGTATAGGTTGTCGTAGGTGTATAGCAGAATTTGGAATACGATCCGTTTATTACACTACAGATATGGGATATAAGAAATTATGAAATGTGAACTTATAAGTTCTATGGGTGACGATCTCTCAGTTGTCAATGCAGCAAGAGTTTCTTTTAGTAAAGAAAGCGAATATATTTATGATACGACTTGGGCTAGTACAGAAAAGGACTTGTGTTTAGCTGATAAGAAACTTATAAAATATTTAGCGAAACATGATCACTTTACGCCTTTCACTCATTGTACAATGACATTTCGGGAAGAAGTTCCAATATTTGTAGCTAGACAGAGGTTTAAACATACTATAGGTTTTAGTTATAATGAAGAGTCACGAAGGTATATTGATAGTGATCCAACATTCTACCACCCTAATGTATGGCGTAAGAAAGCAGAAAATGTTAAGCAAGGTTCTTCTGAAGAAGGTATAGCTTCTCAGGGATTAACTAAAGAAAAATACGATCACTTCTTACTTAAAGCTAAAGAAATGTATGATTATCTATTAAAATCAGACGTAGCCCCAGAGCAAGCAAGAATGTGCTTGCCTCAGTCTATGTATACGAGTTATTATGTTACTGGTTCTCTTTCAGCATTTGCTAGAGCTTATAAATTAAGGATTGACAATCATGCCCAGAAAGAGATACAAGACTTAGCAAAGATGTGGGACAGTATTTGTTCTTCTATCTATCCTATTTCATGGAAGGAGCTTACAAGTGGCAATTAAAAAACCATCAGGAACAAGCAAACCTGCTTGGATTAAACAACATATGCGTACTGGGATTGGTCAGTCCGTAAACAGTAGACCAAAGAACAAACAAAAGCGTCGTTCTTTTAAAAGGTATAGAGGTCAAGGTCGGTGAGCATCTTAGTTCCGGTATCTTCTACTGACAAAATAATATCTTTTGCAGATCACGCACGTAATAATCTTGAAAAAGGTAAAATAACTTACGAAAGATTTTGTAATATAGAAATGCTAGAGTTAGGTTACTCTCCTTCTGATCCTAAACAAGTAGAAGAATATTATAACTTAATGGAAGCTCTCTCAGAAGAAGACTTTGAAATGCCCGATATGAGTTCTTTGATATTTGGTCCTATCGAAGGAGAAGACACAAGAGAACTTATAGTATGCACAGAATGTAATGAAAAACATCTTGTCGGTCATATGGAATGGGAGTATCTTGTATGCTTACAATGTGATTATGAAATACCAAACCCTCACAAAAAAGAATAATAATAATAATAAAATACTATGAAAAACTTATGGCAAAAAGATAGAAAAACAATTTTTAAAGAACTATATCAACAGTATCTTGAAGAAGGTTATTCTAAAAAAGAATCTAAAAGATTTGCTTCAGACGAAACAGAAGAGTTCATGTCTTTTGACGAAGACTTTGTAAAAGATATCTTTTCTTATCAAGAAGAAGAGGAGTGTTAAAGGATGTGGAAAGTGGTAGTTAAAACAAAACATACAGAAGTAGAAGTGGAGGATTCTAATTACGAAGAAGATATCTGGAAACTACTAGGCGATAGAAAAATATTTACATCCCAGATGGGATATGATATTGAAGAAACTATCGACGGTTTTGTAGCTAAACGTAATGGAGAAACAATTGCTACATACAGGATACTCAACGAAGAAAGATAGTGACCATGAAAATAGTGAGTGGGTAAAGCATATACCATGTGATGTTTGTGCATCAGACAACAATGGTAGTCTTTATTCAGATGGTCATACCTATTGTCACAAATGCGGAACACACGTACTGCCCGAAAATGTAACAGAGGATTACGAAGCTATGCCACTAGATATTTCTACTAATCACTCTAAGCCAACAGCTAAAGGATTTATATCTGAACTAAAAGATAGAGGTATCACAAAAGATACAGCCGACAAATATGGTGTGCGTCTACAACAGAATAGCTCTGGCGAACCATTAAAACATTACTATCCCTACTATGATGTAAACAATAATCTTGTAGCTTATAAGGTACGTGATGTACCTACTAAAAACTTTGCCGCTGATCCACCCGGTGCTATGTCAGCAGGTACTCTCTTTGGGCAACAGATTTGTCAGGAGAAGGGAAAGTACATTACCATATGTGAGGGCGAAATTGATGCTATGTCTGTCTATCAGATGCTTGGATCAAAATGGCCTGTGGTTTCCATTAAAGATGGTGCTACGTCAGCAGTAAAGAACTGTAAGCGTAGCTATGACTTCCTCAACAGCTACGATAATATTGTAGTATGTTTTGACATGGACCAGCCCGGTCAGGAGAATGCCCGTAAGGTTGCTGAACTCTTTGAACCTAACAAATGTAAGATTGTGTTCCTTGATTCTAAGATGAAGGATGCTAACGAATATCTTAAAGCTAAAAAGACAGAAGACTTTTCTAGGGCTTGGTGGGCTGCTAAAGCATTTACACCTGCTGGTATAATTAATCTTAAAGATGTTGGTGATGCTCTATACGAAGAAACTAATCAAACAACCTGTCTATATCCGTGGCAAGGTATGAATGAGAAGTTGTATGGTGTTCGTACAGGTGAGCTAACAACCTTAACTGCGGGTACAGGTACTGGTAAGTCTAGTGTTATGCGTGAGCTTATGCATCATGTTCTTAAAAATACAGGAGAGAACATTGGCGTTATATCTCTGGAAGAGAACACACGCTCTACAATCTTTCACCTTATGTCAGTAGAGGCTAACTCGCGGCTGTATATCAAAGAAGTTAGAGAGAACCATAACGATGCTGATCTACGTAAGTGGCAAAACGATACCGTAGGTAGCGGTAGGTTCTTTGCCTTTGACCACTTTGGTTCTATGAGTACAGAAGAGATACTTGCCCGTGTTCGTTATATGGTTAAGGCACTTGATTGTAAGTGGGTATTCCTAGATCACTTATCTATTCTTGTTTCAGGCTTAGAGGGTATGGACGAACGTAAGAACATTGACGTTCTTATGACTAAGCTTCGCAGTCTAGTAGAAGAAACCAACTGTGCTTTGATTCTTGTTAGTCACCTACGCAGGGCTAATGGAGATAGTGGGCATGAAGATGGCAAGGAAGTATCTTTATCACATCTACGTGGCTCACAGAGCATCGCTCAGTTGTCTGACAGTGTAATAGCTATGGAAAGAAACCAACAATCAGATGATGCTAACATAGCCAACACAACGACCATTCGTGTACTAAAGAATAGGTATGCTGGTGAAACAGGTGTAGCTTGTCACTTGTTTTTCAACAAGGATACTGGTAGATTACACGAGGTTAGTAATCTAGGTGACGATCTTGAGGGAGGAGACGATAACGACTGTCCCTTCTAAACATTAGGAAGAACAATGAACGTAATACTTGATATCGAAACTGATGATTTAAATGCTACTAAGATACATTGTATTGTTACTAAGAATGTAGACACAGGACAGATTAATCTTTGGAAAGGTGACGAGTGTTACACTAGTTTTCCTAAGTTCGCTAAAGGAGTATCGAAGTTCATTATGCACAACGGCATAAGCTTCGATGCTCCTACTCTTAACAGGCTTACAGGAACAAAACTCAATGTAAGTAATGTAGAAGATACTCTTATACTATCTCAACTTCTATTTCCTACCCGTAAGAAACACTCCTTAGAATCTTGGGGAGAAAACTTAGGTTTTAAGAAAATAGACTTCCATGACTTCTCTGAGCTAACAGAAGAGATGATCACTTACTGTATACGTGATGTTGATATAACACATCGTCTATGGTTGAAGATAAAAGAAGAGAAGTATACAAAGTATCGTAAGGCTATTGACCTTGAATATCGTGTACGTCATATTGTAGATGTACAAGAACGTAATGGCTTTACACTCGACGTACAAAAAGCTACTTGTTTACAAGCAGAGCTTACAGATAAAGCATCTGTTATAGAAGAAAAACTACAAGAAAAGTATCCACCTATAACTCAGGAAAGAGTGTCAGAGAAGACAGGAAAGAGACTGAAGGATAAGATTATTGTATTTAATCCTTCCAGTAGACAACAGATA